TGAAAAATATAATCTCCTGTACAATGTTGGGTAAGATGATTCTTAAATGCTCCAAAATCATTATTCAATGGATAAAATGCAACTCGAATATTACCTTGTGTATTATGCTTCATAAGATAAACATGTACTTGACTTTTATCTTCGGGATGATTTTTCATATCATCCACAGTCAAATCCATTTGAACTACGATCTCGTCTTGCGGTCTTTTGTGTTGCAAAAGAAATGTAATGAGCCGTTGGATTTCAATGAACTCATTACATACTGTTATTGCATATGAAATTTTCATATCTTTTGAAGTTTAGGCAGTTCAATTTTACTGAGAGTTGGCAGTTTCAATTCTACTGGTTTTGGAATCTTGTTAATGCCTTCATCTGCAATTGCCAATACCTTTTCATATATCTCTGCTACTGCTGTTTTAGTAAATGTTGAATTTACATAATAACGCTGACGCTTAGCTAAATCCATCCATTTTTTATAATTCTTTTGTATATCCTGCATCATTTTAGCTGCATATCCATAATCAGGCGTAAACCACTTTGCCTCCCCAATTAAGAAATCATTTTGTGCTGATGGGTGAATTGGTGTGAGACCTCCTGGTACTGTGCAAATAAAATCTTTCTTTAAGAAATCTACTTGGCCAGAATAGTGTGGTGCCATAATGGGTTTACCTGTTGTTGAGAATTCTAACAATGGTCGACCAAATCCTTCTGCCTTGGTAAATGATACCATTGCTTTTACTTTTGGATGATTGTACATGCTATTCATTTCATCATCAGTTAACTCGCCATGGATTAGATATACAGACGGCAGTTTTGCAGTACCAAACATGTCTCGAATTTGTGAAATTTTTGTTTCAATTTCCATTCGATCTAGTATGCTATACGTGGCACCGCTAGTTTTCAATATTAATGCAGGTGCATTCTTTGTGTTTTTATATGTATTGAAAAAACAATGTAATAATCCACTTAAATTTTTACGATCTTCACCAATAACACCCTGCAACCAATGTCCTACTGCTAAGAATGCAAATGATTCTGTAATTACATCTAATGCTGTGAATGTGTCGGTTACTGTTTTATTGTTATACACCGTTTCATCAAAATACTCTGGAATTACTTCGATTCTAGTAGTGATTGTTTTGTTTTTTGACTTTGCTGTTTGTTCAAATACTTTTTTAGTAAATTCTGAAGGAACAATTACAAGTTGCATTGCGTTTAGATTATCAATCCATGATTCTGGACATACATCTCCTTCAGTGCCAGCGGTTACCCCAATATTGTATTTACCAACAGCTTGTAATTCATTTGGCACTGAAATTTGAATCCACACATCTGGTTGCTCTGTTAATGGCAATGGAACAATTCTAAGTTGGAAATCTGTCGAAATTGGGTATGTCATTGGAGTATGCCCCCATGGTAATGAAACCAATTTAACGTCCCATTCAGTTCCTCGTTGTTCAATAATATTTGTTATGATTTCACGTGCGTGATGTCCATAACCTGATTGTGTCGCTACTGGCGACGCTATAACTACTTTTCTCATTATGCTACTATTCCTGTTCGTTCGTATTTAGGAGCTTCTACTTTTGTTACGGTGTACATTGGTCTTGATTCCTGATGCATGGTGAATAAATCACGGAACATTGAAATCATCTTGTTACCCATTTGTTCTGCAGTTAAGCCGTTATCCATTGCCCATTGTCTACCTGCTAAACCTCGTGTACCTCTTTCTAATTCAGACATATCATACCAATAACGAATTGCGTCTGCTACATCTTCAAATTGTACTCGATCATCAAAGATATATGGCGTTTGTGGAGATCCTTGCAGTGATCTGTTGCTTGGAAATACTGGTTTTACCCAAGATCCATGTTTTTTGTATTTACCGGTATGATTTGTTGCAAATTCGCCATCAAACCGAATCCATTCACCATTTTCATCTTCGAATCCACATTGATCCTGAAGACCACCAGTAACATTGTTAATGATTGGTGTTCCTGATAAGATTGCCTCAGTTGAGCTAAGTCCCCAACCTTCATTAGAACCAATATTCACTACAACATCTGCTACATTATATACTGCATTGAGATCTTGTGCTGACATTTTTTGTTCGGAGAAGATAATCTTACAATCTGGAGCTAATGTTGATGCCACTGCACGAAGATCGGTTCCATTTTCATCAACAGCTTGGGTATGCATAACTAATGCTACACGAGTTTTTTGATCTGTGGGTAACTGATCTACAAAGTGTTTGAATGCGAGGATAACATCGCCTGGTTGTTTTCTTCTGATATTCCGGTTGTTCCAAAACACCACAAAATCAACTTTATTTTCTTCTTTGATTTTTGTGTGCATTGAATCATATAATGGATCTAATTTATGCATTGGACAGAACGTGTTATGATTAAGTCCATGCGGCACAAATCCGGTAAGTACATGGTTCCATTTTTTATCTGCTGGTAATGAATCACTTTCATCATAATTAATCACCCCAAATCCGTTTTGTTTTAGCACTTCTCTATGGATATTGTCTGATTGCTTGCTGATGCCCATAATCATATCACAACTACCGTAAAAAGGCGCGTTCCACATCGGATATGGTAGGTCGTCCCAAATAGAGTAATATGTAATTGGAATACGGAATGTGGTTTTAATTTCATGCTCTAATGCATACAACCAGGTCCAATAACGTGGATCTGTAAAGTGAAGAATTGCATCTGGTTGTTCTTGATTTAGAATTGCAAATAAAATGTTGCGATCTCCATAACCGTTCCAGGCAATTAATTTGACTGATGCATCTTCTATTCCAGTTTCACGTGCCACCTCTGCAGACAGATCAAATGCGTTGCCAGCATCTGGGTGATTCAGTGCAGCGCCTAATTGAATCCAATCAAACTCTTTAACTGTGTTAAAAATAATTTCTTTGCTGACCGTACCGATTCCTGATGGTAAACGAAAATCATCTGCCAATAACAGAATTTTCTTTTTTGCGGGCTTGTTAGGGTCGATTTTTTGTAACTTTGGTAACTCCATTTATTATTCCTTATAACTTTATTATAAATATCAACCTAGTATAACTACTGGCTTTTTTAACTTGTTAATATTGGTATATGCTGTTTTTAACACAGGATCCAATGCATCTTCATTTGTTAGTATCATCATGTAATCACATTGTTCTGCAATCAGCTTCATACGATGATGCAATTGGCTGAAATGATATGCTTTACCGTAATATGATTCTGGCATTGCCGAGTATAGATTGTATCCAGAGAACGATGGGTTGTATTCTTTATAATGAATTCCAAATTCCAATGTATACTTTCGTACCATACTATTTGCACCTTCATTGCCGCCGGCGCCAATGATTATCAATTCATCACCAAACCGTTGTTTCAATTCTTGCAGAGTTTGCTGAATCTTTCTGCGATTCTGCCATGCTGTATTTCCTATAACTGCTACTTTTGTCATTTTACTTTTTCATGTAGAAATTTAACACCTTTGGGCATATGACCGTACACTGTTCGGAGCATGGATTCTAATAGTTGTCGATTTGCTTTGCAATTAGGATCTGAGATGTTTGTTAGCAAAGTGTACTCACATTTCTGTGTCCCATAACTATGTGACTTATGCTTTTGCAATTCAAACTGATATACGTATGTATGCTTATGTTCGTAACGGATCATATCTTATAATAGATAATATTATTCTCGAATCCTACCTTCTCGGGGACAATTTACTGAATCAGTTTTGAATGGACAATATTTGCAATTTTTATCACCTTTGCCAGATATTGCCATATAATCTCGGTCTGCATTCTTATTGCCTTCTGCATCAAAACAAGCGTCAACAAATGCATCGATTTGCTTTTGAACTTTGCGTTGTGTTACTGTACCAGCTGCGGGTTTAAATTGTTGCACTCGCTTTTGTGGAAACATAGATTCTTCAATCATCTTGCGTTTCACTATGAAAAACTCAACATCGATATTTTCTTTAGGTGTACCGAATTGTGCTGAAAAATAATTTTTATATGCAATTAGTTGGGCAGCTTTAATGCTGTCTGCCTTTTGATATTTATTCCAACCAGCACGACTTGTTTTAATGTCTAGGATGCTGATAGTATTGGTAGGAACATGGCGCAATACCACATCAATGAATCCATACCAATATACAGAAGGATTCTTTTCTGATGCTTGAGTACATAACTCAATTTCAATGCCTACTAATTCCCAATCCTTTGTGGAAAAGTATTGTTTGCGTCGTTTTTTGAACCAATCTAGGATAGCAACGCCATCTTCAAGATATTCTGCTAATTGCAATGGATTTGAAAAATGTTCTCCGTTACTGTCTGCTACATTACGTGCATATTCTTCTCGGAGCTTGTTTGTAAGGATATCTCGCAAATTTAACTCGTCTGCCTTCTTTACTGTCTCTGTATACAACACAGTCAAATAGTACTGCAATGTTTCGTGAAATGCTGTACCAAAACATGTATCTATGCTGGATTGGAAAGGTGCTAGACCATCAATATATGCTAGCTTCCATTGTCGTGGACATTTTTCATACATTGACCATTGAGAATAAGATATCTTGCGAGGAACCGAATCAGCATCTCGCAATGATAACTTATAAATTGGATTGATATAGTTTCCTTGCTTCATACTCTAATATAAGAAGAATTATGTTAGAAACCAACCAAACAGTAAAAAAGTGCCAACATTACTGCTGACACTTTTATTATTAATGTTATTCATTAAATGTTTTTTGCCATAACAAATTCATCAACTGACTGATCACAATAAGCATCTACAATTCCGTTATATTTTAAGTTACGCCAATCTTGTTTTGCTAAGCGCTTAGGTGTTTCTTTTATAAAGGTTATAACTTCGTGTGGAACTGGATTTGTTTTGCAAAATTTTAACACTTCATCATAAATTTCCTGTAACGTATCTAGATCGTTAGTTTCTACCGCGATGTCCCAATCACTGTCTGACTCAAATGTATCAAAGATAAATCCTTTAATGCTTTTTCGATATGAATCAACCCATTCTTTTCTATCTGCATACATGTCATCGAGCCAAGTACATGCATCTGGATTATTTATATACATATAATACTTATACGTATCATCCGACTCGGTTCTTGCAGGCGTCGTTTTTGGTGTTTTGGGTTGATTTACAATATCCGATGATGCAATTAACATCTTCGCAAAATTTAAAATTACATCATCTTGCGAATCAATAACTGATTCTGGATACCCTAATGCTGCTAATTGATACCGCAGCGCTAATAAAATGCTTTGTTCTTTCATCTCTTTTTATTTATTGGTTAATATGCTAAATATAAGAAAAAAAAGAACATGTGTCAACCTTTTTCCAAGAAAAGTTTAAATTATTTGCTAAGTTCCAAATATTGAGCAGATTTTTCTTTGAGATATATATCGATTAGATCTTTTGTTTTTTCGAGGTCTTGTTCAAAGCTTCCTTTATGACGACATCGCACAATGCGTTTAATTATATCAAATTCATAACTATTTAGACCCCAATCGTCAGCAAATTTATATAGGCTATCTTTGCCTTTGTAATATGACTGCGTGTTTACACTCATTTTTTAACTCCTTTTATCATTGTTTTAATCTCGGCTTCAGTATAGCCGTATAATGCTAACAGTCGGGTGCAACTATCCTGATTAAGTAGATCTGCGTAGTCAGTTGCCTCAGTTTTACTGACTTGATAATGTTCTGCAAGTTGTGCGATTAGTTTGTCTGAAAACTTGTCGTCTTTCTTGCCTTTAACATATTTGGCAAACGATTTGTTTGCTGGCAACAGGGAATGATATAACCTATAGGTTTCGCGTGGTTTTAACAGGCCGATTGTGTATGTTTGTAACTCATTGATAATTTCTACTAGATCCTGTCGCATCGAAAGCCATCTGTTCACGATATATGGTGAAAATTTGGACTGATCCGTTTCTGAATATTTAGACCATTCTTTCTTTTTGCTTGTTACGCCGTCAACGAAATCAAAAATTGTTGCACCCTTTTTTTCTGTCATAGTTTGTATTTTTGTTTGTATTTCTGTTCAAATAAATCACCAATACCTATTTCCAATATAACTGCATTATCTGGAATTCCGGGTATTTTTCGTTCTAACACATCATCGATACTTTTGTTGCGCAATGTTTTCATTTTTGTTTTTGCATTGCTTCGATTGGATGTTTTAAACACGATTGTTACATCAGATTTATAATATGGTGCTGACATTATTTTTTTAGTTTGATTGGTTGAAATTCTTCAGGTATTGATCCACAATCGTCACAACGAAAGACCGGGACAGGTACCATTGTGTCTTTATCGCCACCCGTTAAGAATTTTGATACTTTGTTGATTGCCATTACCTGACGAAAATACAATCCGTCACATTCTTTGCATTGTATCGGTTGCATATCATTTGGACCGATATTCACATTCATTTTACTCATATTTCTCCTAATAGATTTACAAACATTGCCATTATGTTGATTTCTTTGTCTACTACACTTGCATCTTTGTATTGAGCCTCAGCAATAATCAAAATGCATGGACCAATATGCCCTGTGGCAAAATCATCTAATGCATCAAACAAGAAAGTGTATAATGGCGTAAAGTCTCGCACTTTGCTATCTGCAATAATTTGCCGAATCTTTGCAAATGCTGATTTTTTGTCTTTTGAATCCTGCAGTACTGCTAGAATTTCAGTCATATAATTTGCTTGAATTGCACTTGCTCGATCTAATTGCAATGCACCGCCAACTACTGATGCTTGTGCAGCGTTAATTGCTCTGCGGATATCCGGATATGATGAATTGATTATTGCTGCTACATCCTTAATATCGTAACTTACCTCATTTTGCTCTAATACTTGCACTAAACGCTTTGCTACATCTGTTTTACTAGGAGGTGTGATTGCAAATGTCTGACATCGTGATTGAATTGGATCAATAATCTTTTCAACATAATTACATGTTAAAATAAAGCGTGTTGTTTTACTGTATGTCTCCATTAGATTGCGAAGAGCTGCCTGTGCATTTGGCGTCAAGTAATCTGCCTCATCCAAAATGATAATTTTCCATCTGCGAAATCCGACTGTTGATGCATATCGCTTAATTTTGTCGCGAACTGCATCTACTGAGTTTTCATCTGATGCATTTATATACATAACATCGGCATCCACACTTCCGGCGATAATTTTTGCCAAAGTGGTCTTCCCGGTGCCAGCTGTGCCATAGAATAACAAGTGAGGAACATCGCCATTAGCAATAAAAACTTTAACTTTTTCAATGATATGCTCATTTCCAATATATCCTTCCAATGTGTCTGGGCGAAATGATTCAACCCATAATGTGTTTTCTGTGTTTCCGTACATATTATAAACCTGTTGATCCGAATCCTTTATCTCCTCGTTTAGTTCCTGTTAATGAATCAACCGGCAACCATTCAATTCGCTCTACTTTGCAAAGCACCAATTGTGCAATGCGATCTCCCTTTTTAAATTCAACTGATCTAGGTCCATGATTAATCATGATGACACAAATTTCACCGCGGTAATCTGAATCTATAGTTCCTGGAGAATTTAATACTGTAATTCCGTGTTTAATTGCTAAGCCACTTCTAGGTCTTACTTGAATTTCATACCCTTGTGGAATTTCTACAAATAATCCGGTTGGGACTAGATGCCGACCTCCACAGTCAATTGCAAAATCTTCAGCGCAACATACATCTAGGCCAGCAGCTCCCGAAGTTTCATACCCCGGAAGCATATTTGCTGATTTATTTTTTACTGGTACTATCATAATTAATTCTGTAATTGTACTAGCCAATAAGATGATTGAAAGTCAGTTCCTGCAAAATCAATTCTTGCAAGCCCGTCTGGAGACACATGAAGCTGACCAGCATCTCCGCGATTTGCAGTCAATACTTCTTTCAATTTATCTGCTGAGAAACAAATTGGATCCATATCATCTACGGGAGTATTGCCTATTTCAAATGAAATATTGTCTGCATTAATTGTGGTATAGTTAATTACAAAGATAATCTTGCCACCTTTAACTTGCACTGCAAAGTTTTTTGCATCGGGTAAGGCATTCTTTGCTTTGATGAACTTGGTGATGAACTCATCATTAACATCAATTGATACCATGTACTCAGGCTCTGCATTAATAGTTGGTACTGCAGGAATAACCGTTGTGTCAGCCAACATGAATGTTAATTTTGTGGATCCTTCGGAAATTTTCATTGCATAATTCTTTCCTCCAGCTTCTTGCACATTGATTTCAATGTTTTCGCCTACTGCTCCTAACATCTTTGTCAATGCACCGGTATGATTGATACCTAACGACCCTTTCATGAACGGAGTCGTCTTCCATTGAATTTTACCTACCACTGTCTGATCTTGGTCGATTAAGTCGCACCCAACACCATCAGCATTTTCTTTTAGAATAACCGCTTCACAGTTTCCTGCTAAGTAATAACGATTAATAAATGATTGTAACTTGCTTTTTTCCATTTTTACCTTTTAAAATTTAAAGAATTCTGCGAATTTATTTGCATCGGTCGTTGATATTGAATCTCCGCCGAATTTTTTATATGTTTTTTTGTATTTTGAGTATACGTGCATTGCATTGTCTGGATCTGAGAACATATCGTGTAATGATAACACTACATTGAATAAATCAGTTGGAATAGCCGTTTCTAACAATTCAACGTGGCTATCAACCATTTTATCAATATCATTTGCAATGTCTACATAAAGGTGCGTGTTGTGCACAACCATACGAGGCATACCTTCTTGTGAATAACGGTCTAATCCGTCTACTGTCTGACCTCCTAGGTATTCATATGTAAAATCCTTACACGCCGGGCAATCTAGGCTACAAGGCACATGTTTTGTCTTGTCAATTTCTACAGACTCTTTGCCTTTCTTGATATGCGTCTTTCTGCGATACTCTGCATTCTTTGGAAAATACAATTCTGTGAATGTTTGTGTTTTATAGTTACCTGAGTGCAGATATGTTCCATATACTGGATATTGACCCGGAGAAGAAGAATCTGTAGATAATTGCACTCTGCCTTTAGTCAAATCATTGAGCAATTTTTGCAAAGTTGATAAGATGAAGAAATCCGATATTTTTGAGATACCTAACAAGTGAATGTATTGCACATGGGGCTTTTCAAATTCGCGTTCCTGCAACATTAGTGCAATCACATACATGAAATCTACTAGGCGCTTTGGACCTCCAATACACCAACCGTTAAAGTCAAAATCTTTGAACTTGTGGTACCAAGTGTTGTATTCTTCATTATATGTCCCCTGGATCACATTCAAGAATTTAGTTTTACCTGACTGATGCTTTTCAAACCACTTAAAGTTGTCAAAGGAAATATCCATTGAATCTTGAAAACGATTCTCAAAAGTAACACGAGGTGGAATATCCAAGTTTGCTGCTACATCGCTGTTTGCTTCTAGCCAATGGAATATCTTTTCTCGAATTGTGCTGTCCCATTTTAGTGCACCTGTAGCAATCTGGAATCCTCCAGAATCACCAAACACTAACACATCATCATCTAGCCCGATTTGCTGACGGAAATCCATTTTCTTGTAATGGTGTCCTGCTGTGATTAGAAAATACGGGTGGCGCCATTCTTCTGGATAATCTTTTCCAAAAAATCGCATCGTAGTGCCATCTTCGAATTTTGAATCCTTTTTGAAAGCAGATACCATCGATCCTGCTGACAGCGAAGGATAGTATATAAACTTTTTACTCATTATTTTTGTCCTTTTAATAAATGGGCACAATATTCTGCTTCGTGCCAAACGTTAATTTCTTGTGTGATATCATTTGCGATAATATATGCTTCCATTTGTCGTCCAATATCCGATATCTTTGCAAAGTTATATTTCTGCCCCCAATCTTTGCATACTATTTCTAACACATCAATTGCATTAGTCACATCAAATGGTCTATATAAACGATTCTCTGGAATAAATTCTGGGAATGATCTGAAATTTGGAAATACTACATCACAACCAAATGCGGTGGATTCTAATACGGTCCAAGACACATAATCTTGCAAGGATGAATTGAATTGCAATTTTGCAGTTGCTAATTCTCGATAATATTCTTCTTTGGTAAGATTGCTTAGCAGTCGGAATCTAGGTTGTTCTGCTGCTAAGGCTTCCATTGCGTCAATAACACCAGGTAGCATTGACTTGAATGACTTACCTGAGGTTGTTACATTCCAAACATACTCTTTGTTCCGTTCCAGGAACTGTTTTGCTACTTCAAGCATAAAGAACGGATTCTTTTCTTTGTCTAGACGGCTTGAATATACTACTTTGTTTTCGCGTGGGGCAAACCAATCAAATCCAGGCAATTTTGCATGTGTCATATCTAAATGCAATGGCAATGATACAACATGTATTGGTGCTTCAAATCCTGCTTGTCGTAATTGATCTCGGTGAATTGTGGAACCTACAAAGATTCCTGTCATTCGCGTATCAAGGCCCAATTCAAACCCTCGCATCCATTTACGCATTGGCCAAGTAAAATCATATTCGTCTACACTTTGTGCATGTAGCATTGCATAAATTTTAATGTTGATACCGTAAAGATCCAATGCATATAATATTGACTCGATTCCTGGGTGCCAATAATCTTGCAAGAAGATGATGTCACCATCTTTGACTTGGTCTGTATTCAACATGTCCAAGAACGTGCTGCATTGTGACATTGCAAATTTACCTCTGCCCACTGCATCTAATACTGCACCTACCTTAATTTGTTGATCAGGATCAAACTCTCCTGCAACATCAATAAATTTTAATTGACCTGCGGCTTCATATGGAGCAAAGGTTGCTGGCATCCATTCCTTACTCAACTGGTAAGTATAACGAGCTTTAAGTGGCTCTAATCCAAAATAAAATAAGTTTCTCATCTTTCTATAATTGCTCCGTTTTCATTATCTTCCCAAACTTCTACTTTATATAATGCAGGAAAAAATTCTAACAACCATTCTCCAATATCCTCACAACTCATTCTACCAAACTCTAATATGTTTGTTTCAGAACTAGTAAATCCTATTCGAAGAGCTTTTTG